ATAGATTTTGAATCTACCCCATAGTCCAGCGTCTGGAACTTGGCCATAAGGAAAGGGAAGATAATGATTTCTTTTGGCCAGATTACGTCATTATATAGCACACGTTCTTTAACGTCCCTCCCACTGAGTTTACCCATCCAGACTTTTCGCCTATGCTATACCGGCACCGGTGGCCCACCTCAGGTTTCCTTAGTAGTGCCACCGGGGTCCGAGCCCGGATTACTGCCGTGAAAGGGCAGCGTCCTTTCCATTTAGACGATGGCGCCAAATTAATTCATTAAGAATTTATTTCTTAGTACCTCTGGTGGGATTCGAACCCACAATGGATTTCTCCTTCGGCTTCTAAGGCCGACGCTTTACCATTTTGCCACAGAGGTATACATTTAGTCACGCCAGGGGGAATCGAACCCACCATTTGAGGATTGAAAGTCCTCTGTACTAAACCGTTATACGATGGCGCGTTGCCTATTTTGCTACGGGAGCATTATGTCTTGTTGAGAATCTTTACGTTTTCTTCCTAATCTATAACCATTAGGAATATCATCCCCTCTGTGGATTTTTTTATTCTCTTTTCCATTTGTTATCCAACAAGTTCCATATTGAGAATTTCTTTCTCCTCTTTGTTTTATTGAGTTGGCTGATCCTATTTTTCTTTTTGATTCTTCAGAATGCTTTCCAACAAAACCTTTTACTTTTTCACTTTTTATCATTCCTTCTCTTACAGATTTTTTAAATTTATTTACCCATTCTTCATCTTTAAAAAGTTGTTTCATTTTAGCTATACCCTTTATACTTTGTTTTTTTTGAAAATCTGAATTTTGATTAAGAATTTTTACATATTCTCCACCACCATTTCCGCCAATTACTAAATTCATACATAATGGATCTTTCAATAATTCTTCGTTTACTATTTCAACTTCTCTTTCTCTCAACTTTTCCCTTGTTTCAAAGAACTCTACTTTTTCATATGGTTTTCCTTCCCATGTTTATTTATAGAGTACCATAATCTTTTTCCACTACCTTTATAACCATCATCTAAATTATCTGTACTATGCATTCCATAATAATATCGATTAGTTACTTTACAAGTTGTCTTGTAAATGTAGTGGTACTTTCTTCTTTGAGCTCTTCTCTTTTCCATATAAGTTTTATTTTATATATTCAAGAGAAGTGGCACAAATGTTCACAGTGGGGCAGGAAGGACTCGAACCTTCTAGCTGAGCTTTTACAGAGCTGGCTTCTCCCTGGATCTACCCCATTTACAGATTTTTTTTCTTGCGAAGGAGAAATCTGCAAAACTCTTCGCTTCGTGTCTCAGAACGGAACCGAGCCGTTACTGCCATCGTCACAGGATGGTATGCTTCCAGTTACAACAATAGCACCATGTTAACTAAATAATTTTTCATATTCTATTATATCTTCATCAAACCAAACAACTAATTTATCTCCTCTATTTTTAACTGCTTTCCATTTTAATTCATCAGTTTCATCTTTCCATCCCTTTGTTTCTAGATAATAATAACTATCATTATCAAAAATCTTAAAATCTAAAAGATATGTATGTTCTTTTTTATCTAGCCCAACATATGTTATTCTATCATTAGTGTATTCCCAATCTTTAATTTTTCCTTGTTCTTTCCATTTATCAAGAATTTTACAAGTTCTAAGTTCATATGTTCCTTGAACTCTTATATCTTTATAATCATACCATTTAGTTGTTCCTCCTGTAATTGACAAATCTCCGGATTTAAAAAGCTGTTTTCTTTTTTCAGATATTTTTTTACCTCTTTCTTTATTCCCTGTATTCTTTACTATGGCTTTGCTAATATTAAATTTAGACGCGCAAGATCTACAACAAAATAATTTATTTCTTCTTCTAAATTCATGTATAATAAATTCTTTAGAACATTCTTTGCATTTTCTTTTAATTGGCTCAAATTTATTTTTAGATAAAGATTTACTAATCTTTTTGTTTATTTCATTTCTATTATTTTTTGTACTAAAACTTTTTGCACATTTTTTGGTGCAAAATCTTCCACTAGCAAAAGAACCATCATGCTCACAATTACAATTTTCACAAACTTTCATGTTTTTATTTTATATATTCATATAAAAAAATTGAACTATGCACTTATGATTTATCTAATTTAGTGGGGAGAACCCGAATCGAACGGAAGTACCTGTGGTTTTTCAGACCACCGTGCAGACCTTCTACACCATCTCCCCATAATTACAATACGTCAAAGATCATTTGTAAATAATAGTTTAATATAACCAATTTCTGCGAAACAGAAAAATATTTTGGTCAATTATTTTTAAATTTTTTAAAACATTTTTCTTCATAAAATTCTTTCATGTTCTTTTTCATCCACACATTTACTTTTTGAGGGGTAATTCCTATAATTTTCGATGCTTTTTCAACCCACCCAAATTTAGAAAAATCTATGAGAGAATTTAATAACTCAGTCTTTATATTATTAATTTGTTCTTTTTTCTTTTGTTCCGTTTCTTTTCTTTTTTGTACGTTTAATTCCTCCTTTCTTTCTTTAATTTTATTATATGTTATCAAATTATCAGAAAACTTTTTTTCTTTTTTCTTATCTAAAAAAATAATTAAATCTTTTATTTTAAATGAATTTAGTTCAAAATAAGGAATTCTATAAATTCTCCACCCTTTATTTTTTAGATATTCATCTCTTTTTATATCATGTTCTATTCTTTTATTGCCATTCTCAAAATGACATTTCCCATCAAATTCTACTGCAACCCTTTCATTTATAAAGGCAAAATCTATAAAATATGGATATACCGGAAATTCGTTTACCACATCATATTTTTTATAAATACCTTCTTTTGCAAATATATTATGTAAAACTTCTTCTCCGTATGACATTAAACCCTTACTTTTATTATGCCATGCTGTACCACATTTATTCTTTTTTAAATATTCTATACGTGCCTTTCTTATTTTTTCTTTTGCCTCTTTTGTGTGTTTTCTTCCTTTAAAGGATCCTGACAATTCTCCGGATTTATATCGTTCTCTTAACTTTTCACTTTGTTTTTTTATAAATTTATTTGTTTCTTTAGTTTCTCCTTTGGCCCAATGATTAATTTCTCCATTTTTTATACGTTCTAAATATTTTTTAAAATTATTTTTTAATTTCTTTTGTTTTCCTTTATGCTTATAAAGTATATGGTTAATAATACCCATTTTAGAATATTGATTACTACAATAAGGACATTTATATTTTCCATTTAGTTGTTTCCAATTTTCATTTATAGTAAATCTTTCTTTATGGCCTTCACACGCTTTATAATGCCTATTAAAATTGCTAGAATCTATTTCTTTAGAACATTTATCGCATTTAATTTTTCTACGTGTATTATAAACGCCTAATCTACTTTTAGAAAGTTTTTTTCTAGAATAATCAGATAAAACTCTTTTATGCGCGCATGTACTAGAACAAAATCTTCCACTTCCATAAGAACCATCATGTTCTTTATTGCATTTTTCACAAATATACATTTTTAATTTATATATTCATTATTAATATTGGTGTATTAACAATTTCCTAAAACGCAAATCTTAGATGCCTTGTCCTGATTTGAACAGGAACAATAAAAGTCAAAATTTTATATGCTACCATTACATCACAAGGCAGTGTGTATACAACATTTCAAAAAACGTATAATAAAAACTGAGAAAAATGATTAGAGTTTTTTCTGACCACGAAGTAACTCCAATTGTCACTACAGTTAGAGACCAGTGAGGGAATCGAACCCCCCTAGATAGGGTTGCAGCCTACCGCCTAAGCCACTCGGCCAACTGGTCATTTCCAATATGTAAAGAACTCAATAAAAATAAAAAACCCTCCGAGTAGTTTTACCAGGAGGGCTTGAATGATATATTAAAATAGTAACTTATCTTTCAGTAGAACTCCTCCCTTTTCCTGTAAATTGATACTCGGGTAACTGCTCATAACATGGCTGTTCGAGTAAAAATTGTAGATGATATGGAGAAAAAGTTCTCATTTTAAAAGTTGTTTTTATTTTTTATTTATATTATATATAACGCTCAATCAAAAAAGTTTTATAACTTGATGCATTATTTTTATTTATTTTACTATACTAATATAACAATAATTCTTGGGATAAAAAAATATTTGGGTAATTATTTTCAATAAATTTTAAGCAAGTACTGTATCTGCCACTCTGATAAACTCTTTCTTATCAGTTTTCATAAATAATTTTAGCATTTTTAATTGGAAAAGCTTTTGTTTGTATTCTTTAGTTAATCTCTTTCTAACCATTTCAGGATTTACTACACCTTCTTTAGAAATATAATTAACATAATTATCTATTATTGTATCACAGTTAGATAATTGTTTTGTTGTTTCACAAGAATTAATGATACTCATTATTTTTTTTATTGAAACAATAGACTTTCCCTTTTTTTGCATAAACTGAATTTATATTTATCCTAATGTCTTAATCATTTTAGATTCAAATTCTGACTCATTATCAAAATCTTGTATATTTGTATTAGTGCCACTTAAAAATTGCACCCAAGTTGCTTCTAATGGATTCAACAAATCAACTTCTCCTCTTTCTATTCTAATATATAGTTCTTTTACAATCTCCCAGTTGTTACAAATTTCCATTACAACTAAATTATGTTGCAATTTCGGATTAATCTTTTCAGTATTTTTATTCTGGTTTTCTTGACGAAAGAATACATGTTGCCCCATTTAAGTATTTATTTAAGTCTTAATTTTGATTTTTTCCAAATGCATCTGTTGATTAAATCTAATATATTAGATATTCAATCTCTTCCAGTAATATATCTGTATTCTTCTTCTAATGAATTAATTTTTTCATGTGCAGCTTCTAATTCTTCTTTTAATTTTTCAATTTCAGAAAACTGATCATTACTTGTATTAATGAGTTCTAAATACTTTTCTTCCATCCAAGAAGCATACTCTCTTGAATAATTTTCTGTAGAATGAAATTGCTCAGTAGACCAATAATGCCATTGATGATCTTTACCTGTTTCCATGTGATACTGAATATGCAAATCTGTTGTGTTCATTATGTTTTATTTTTAATTGTTAAACGTTTTCCTTTTTCGTATTCTTCAAATGCATCTTTTACATATCGGTTTGATTGATATGATTTAGCAAAGTTAGCAAACTCGATCATGTCTTTCTTCGTATATCTTTTTCTTAATCTCATGATTTTTTATAATTATGGATTTCAGCACATTTTTCTGCTAGCCAAATTATCTTTTTATCAGAGAAAACATACAAGCACTCATGGATATATTCACTTGCTCGTTGAGCTTCTTCTTGAAGATCTAATTCTCGTTTTGACTTATCATCCCAACTCATTTTGCCCTAGCTTTATAATCAATAGTATCACCTACTAATGTAGAAGCCATATCAGCAACGTGAATGAGTTTAACAAGAGGATGTTCGAATGCAGCGTCATATGCATATTTATTTATCCCTGGAATTAAACTATTAGGTTCTGTTGCACCCATGTGATATGATATAGCCAGTATTTCAGGTGTGGTAAGTTCCATATATTTAGAAATATAATAAACTGATTTAGGACCATGAGGCATAGGCAATTCATCTTTAAATGAATATCCTTTATATGAACACCACTTGCCATCTTTTTTTACCCATTTTTCTTCACCCCAATGATATTGGTTGACCTTACAAACATCATGGAATAAAGAACATATGATCACAGACTCCTTAAAGTTCTCAAATTCTGGTTTATACTTCATTGCCCAATTAAGGTTGGTAAGGGCAAACTCTAAAACATGAATTGAGTGATCTAAAAGTCCACCATCATAGTTCCCATGAAAATTCATACTTGCCGGAGCAGTAAAAAAATCTGTAGTCTCAAGCCATTGCACGAGATCATTGACTCCTTCCCTGTTTATACGTTCAACTGCTTTGTTAAATTTTTCCTTTAATTGTACTATTGTTGCCATTTGTTTTAATTTTGTGCATAAAAGCTATGCTCTTCTGCTGTTCTTGATTCAATAGGTCCGAAAAATGTTAATACATCTTCATCAGGTAATGTTCTAATACTCTGCAGCATGTTAATAGATGTTTGCATATCTATTTTAACCATGAGTTTTCGTAATGCATTTTCGTAACCTTTTGCTGAAGCGTAGCGGTTTCCTGCATAATTAACAAATCCTCTATCTTGCAGTAAATGAGTTATAGTTTTTCCTGTCTTTGCTGGGTCAGTTCTTAGTAAATAGTCATCATAAACTAGCTTGGCATATGGTTCAATTGATTCATTTGGGTCTTTGTATGAATACATAATCACTCCATTATCATAGGTGCCCACATTCCAAACCGAGTTTGTTCTAGCGGCAACACCTTTAGTTCCAAAGTGAGATTCTAATAAACCCTGTGCCAATACAAAAATGATATTCAAATCGTATTTTTCGCAAACTGATACAACCATTTCCGGATTTAGACCTGATTCTGGAGCCATTGAGTAAATATAGTTTCCGACTTCGGTTACTAACCGTTCATGCGCTCTATCTTTTACAGATGCTATATAAAGTTCTTCTTTCGAAACAGATGCATCATTCACCGCATGATTATTCAGCGATCCTGGCACAGTTCCATTTACATTAATAAATAAAAGAACAATTACTAAAAGAGTAATTTTTCGATAAATAGTTTTTAAATTAAACATAGAGGCTTTAGATACTTTTTCTGCCTCCTCATTTTTTTGTTGTTTTTGATCACAAATACACATAATTAAAAATTTAGTTTAACAATAAGAATAACTAATAATTTTAATTTAAACGAAAAAATTTGAGCCGGTTGACTCAAATTATCTAAGTTTTATCTAAAACTATAAATTATTCATCAAACAGAGATACACTTGAAGTGTGAGATTCGAAATCATCATCCTCTGAATTTATAACAGGAATGTTGATATTTATCGTTTCTTCTACTTCGTCATGTTCGCTATTTTCCTTTATATATCTCCCAACGCCTGTTAATTTCTCGTCTGGCATCAGATTTTTCAATACCATATAAGGTTTATCCTTAAGGATTCCTTTTACAAGCCTAAGAGATTTAAATGCTGTAAGTTCTTCATCTTCAATAAGTCTCACTATTTTTCTTTCATTTTTTCCTTCTACTAAAAGGTACTTTCCGTGATTTTTGAAATGTTTTGAACTTTCCTCTATCCATTCCATAGGGCAAATCTAACGTAGAGTAACCATCCATGATAGTTATAACTACATTGTTATAAACCTGGGGAATCAAGTCATTCATTTTTAAATCCTTAATCTTAAGATCATCTAAATTCTCGCTTTTTTCAGTTAATTTATCTTTAAGACTTTTGATTTCCTTTTCCGTTAACGAAGTTGGTTCTTCTTCTTCTTTTACTTTCTTTTGAAACATGTTCTTTAAATTAAATTAAATTTTTCAATCATTAATTCTATCTCTGTAACTACTGTATTGTCAAACCCATCATCAATACATTTTTTTATCTGTCCGGACCAAGTGGATGGGTCTACTGCTAAATTCTCTTGTTCAAAATAAATTTTGAGATTTTCTAATCCCCCGTCTTTATAAGATTTTAAAATATCTCTAACTCTAGGATACACGATAAAATAAATTATTATGCGTTGCGTGCGTGGTTGCTGGCAAGTACAAGAAATGATCCGCTGCCCGAAGGAGTTATTGAAATAATCTTTCCTTTTTTATCAACAAAATTATTTACATCTCTTACGTCAGAATCAAATTTAACTAAAAATAGTTTTTTCATAATTATTTTATTTTTGAGTTGTCAGTTTTTCAAAATCCTTTAATTCTTTTTGTATCTTTTCTGGAAAAAATTCTAATGCATCATAAATTGATTTTTTATCAATTTCCATTTTATTTGCATATTGAGTAACTAAACTTTCGCTTATCTTTGTTTTCTTTTCCTTGTCTTCTTTTGCTTTTTTTATCCCCTTTGTGTACATCCAACCTGGTGTCTTACTGTACATTTTCCTCATAAAATTCTGCCAAAAATCTACAACACCTGCTTGATTAATTTTAAGATGCTGAAGAGCATTAGCTTGCATAGGAAACTGAATCGAAAACCTCCTATTAATGAGAAAAAACCATTTCCTTTTTTCTCCAGGTGTTATATCCTGATATTCACCAGGCTTTTCGAAAATGATTTTTGTTAAGTCAAATAGCTCCATTACAGTATTATATGAACTTTATGCTAATAAGTTTTCTATTTTAAAATAAAGATTTACTATTAGTCAGTCTGTCTATTTCTTTAAAAATACTGGATTCGTTTCCAGTTCCAGTTCCTCCTTTAGAAACTTTTACATACCGGGTTCCCTGGAGAAAGGTGTTCATATTTATACCTGCTATATCAGGTCGAGGTTTAGTTAAATGCCCTTCTTTTTCTTTTTCAAATCGTTCCACTATTTTTTCTGGAAAAAGGTCTTTATCTAAAACTACAAGCTTAATTTGTCTTTCTAGTCTTTTTTCGATATCAAATGGTGGTTCATGCTTAGCCACTTTATGAATACCCTGAAGTACCTTAGCCTTTCTTTGCATTAGGATTTTATGATCAATGCTTTCATCTGGCGAGGTCTTGAGTGACTCATATATTTTTTCAAATGGAGCATTCGTAATACGAGTTTCCTTTTCAGTTCCAGAGCCGGTGGTTTTTACCCAAGTATAAATAGCAGGGATATTATCTCCATCATCACCACAAAATACTTTTCTCATTGCAATAAGAGTTCCATCAGTTTCCTCGGCTCTAACATCATCAGTTTCAACAATACGCTTAAAGTCACCTTTGTCAACATCTATTGATGCATTCATGTTCCAGATATCAGAAACTTCGGTTTCGTTCAGCCATTCGTTAAAAAGATCTGGCACCACATAAAGTTTCCTGGCTGCATTTTTGCCTTGCTTGAATGGATTAAAGACACACGCAAAAACATTTTTACCATTATCGTCTACCGTAGAATCAACCAACTGGCGTATATCCTCATCCCCTGAAACCATAATAACATGCTGCTTTTGGTTGTAGAGTAATTCAT